GGCGGAGCCGGGGGCGCAGACGGAGCGGCAGGCGGGGCCGGGGGAGCACTGGGTGCCTGGGTCCCACCGTTACCGTGACCCTGGTAGGGCTGACCCTTGACAGGAGCATTGCCCTCGGCGTCGAGAAACGCCTTGTGCTCGTTGCCCTTGCCTTCGGAACCGTTCTGCTTGGTGTACGTCGTCTCTTCCAGGCGGATACGGAATGGCTTGCCGTGAAGCTGCTGGGTGTCCGTCATGTTGATCAGACCGCACACGTGGCAGATGCTCGACAGGTCGCGGTAAGCGATCTCGACTGCCTGGGTGCTCTGGTTCTGAACGTTCAGGCGGATAGCATACCGCTTGCCGCGGAAGCCTTCATCCTGGCAGACCGCTTCCAGGACGAGCATCGTGCCACCCTTGGAGGACTGCTTCAGTTCCGACTTGGCGATCATGAACATGTATTCGCCGGCCGGGAAGAAGTCCTGTCCGCCGGTGGACGGATCGACGTCACCTGCGTTAAAAGTAAGCTGTACTATTGGTCTGCCCTCCTTAGGCGTCCGTTGTGAGCGTGCTGGTCGCTCGTTTATTTTGGGCTTGCTGCGACGCAGTAGCCCACCGACAATTACCAGGCTCGCAGCCAAGCTCTGGATTTTTACGATCTAGCGTCATACCCTCGGGGCGTTCGCCCATATCCGAGAAAAATGCCTTTGGATCGTCTAGCCATTTGTCACAGACGGTAACACCTTTTTCAAAGTAGTTTTCCCGACCATGACCAGACGCGGCCGTGGGGCCACACCTTTGTTTCATTGCCTGGTAGCTTCTATACCACCCAGGCCATTCACCTTGCTTAAGGCCAAAGCCTTTATCGTTGCTCTTCCAACGCTTACCGCATGATTGCGAGCAGTATTCTCGCTTATGCTCTTCAGACTTAAAGTTAAACTGCCTGTTCGTAAACTCGGCTGTTTTTCCGCAGTCGCATTCAACACGTACTCCCCACCTGGGCTTTCCGTCTGATTGCATAAGCTGAACGTCGTTAGCTACAACCACCATATGACCTTGGCGTAAGCCTATGGGTAGTGTAACTCGTGATGCCATTTGGTCATTCCTTTGCTTAGCTGGTTAGTAAGGCTAGGATACAGCGGCTGAAGCGCCGCTGTAAACTCGTGAAATTAAGACTTTGGAGTCAAAATCTTATTCACTAGGTACGTGAAGTCGGGGTACTCCACGGCGTCCAGTACTCCCGACCGGTCTTTAGCGTCGGCGGATTGGGTGGCATGCGTCTGCAGGGCGTGGTAATCACGACCTTCCGGGTCCTTGCCCATGAACGAATGCATCACCAGGTCGAAGAGGTACGGCAAGGCTGGACCGACCTGCTGACCAGGCGACTGGGGCATGGCCTTCGCGACGCCGGTGATCGGGTCAGTCGCCACGGTGGCCTTACAGGTCACCAGGACGTTGAACTGGTTGAGGTCCCGGAACTCCTTCACGATGTTAATGACCTGGACCGCGAGTTCGCCGTAGGCCTGGCGTGGGTCCTTGGTCTTCTTCTTCTCGTCGGCAAGGCACACTTCCGCAATCTCGGAAATGGAGTCCAGGCAGACGGTCTGGATACCATGCTTGGCCGCGTCCGCTCGGCACCAGGCGAGTGCGTCGCGCACCTGCTGGAAGTTGGACACCTCGGTGAACGGGATGGCCTTGTTCCGTAGGGACAGCAAGCCTCCTTCCGCCGAGATGATGAACGGACTGGGCGCAGTGCCGCACAGCGTGGTTTTACCCGAGCCAGCTGCCCCGTAAACCAGGGCAGCCACTCGATCGACGGCGGTATCCGTCGTCTTGATATTGATATTCACTTATTCTCCTTGTGCGTTGGTTGCCCCGATCGAACCGTCGACGCGGGTATACGTTTCTTTGCCCTGAGCCAAGGCCTTGCGCCGGCGAGCATCATTTTCCTGGTGAATGACGTGGCTCATGGAACCGTCGGCGTTAGTGATTTCTTGCGTGTTGGTAAGCTCAGACGCTTTGATCCTGGCGCCGCCGTCGATAAGCTCGGCGCTGAGCGAACCTTTCACAAACTCGGCGCCTTCTAGCTCGTTGTTGCCAAGAAGCTGACGGCGCGCAGCGTTAAACTTATCGTCTCCCAGGTTCTTCTTGACCTTCTCAAGCCGCTCGAATACCTCATGCGCCGCAAGCTCGTCTTCGGCGTCGGCTTCGCGAGCCTTGATTTCGTACAGACGTGCCATATTGACTTTGGCCACCGCGTGTTTAAGCGCAGACAGGGCGCATCCGACATGAGCGATCCGGACGTTGGTCTCGGTGACCTTGACCAGGCAGAGTGTGTCCCTGGTCTCGACGACCACGACGTCGTCCTTGGCCAGGTCCAGACCGACAGCGTTCTTGAACGCATAAGCTTTGCTACCGCCTGCTGAGTTAGCGCCGTCCAGATACGTTGCCTTGAAGATCGACGCTCCGCCTTGGAGTTGCATGAGGGCGATCATTTCTTTGGTATCCATGGTCTTTGTTCCTTTGCTTTCCGGGTGCGATGCACTCCGGCAATTTATCGTTTCGTTGAAGTACTCCGCCAGGACGCGCTTTTCCATCTCGGAGAAGTCTGCTTGCGTCATGGCGCTAAGATCGAGTACGGGTTGTTGGCTGTAGCGAGGCACGTAACGACCCAGGCGGGCGTCCCACGTAGCTATGAGCTCGGCAGGTTCGACAGGTATACCGCCGTAAGCCATACGGAAATATTCTTGCTTGGTTACCATGGCTTACCCCACCGAGTTGGAACGGTGGAACACAGCACAGCTGAAAAATGTGGTCTTCATGTCTTGTTCCTTTGCTTGAGTTAATGGTAACCGCAGATTATGCCGCGGTTACCAGGAAGTAAATGGCTTAATCCAAAGAAAGCGTCGGGGTGGCGTATTTTGTCACCAGGCAGCGAGAGAAGGCGTTCGCGGCGGCAGGGGACAGCTTGTCGTAATTCCGCTTGTCTAGTTCATACTTGACCCGGAGTACGTCGTCGAACGCCTTGTCGCCGGGTTGCGCCGCTTCTTCGTAGAACTTGCGGGCTTCCTGGAGCGCGGAGGCCTCGACCTTGCGATCGACCTTATGGGTGAGCTTGAGCTTCCGGTCGTTCGACAGGGTGTAGGTATTCACGCCTTCATTGAGATTGTCGCCGAAGTAGGACCGGAGGCTTTCCGCATACCGGTCACGCAGGATGCGCTCTTCTTTGTTGATGCCGTCCATCGCCTGCTTGACGGCTTCCTGCAGTTGCTGCAGTTCGTACCAGTCGTTCAGGCACTCTTCGAATTCGTTGGCCGGTTCGTGCACGGCCTTCAGGTCGTTCAGCTTGGCGAACGCGCGAAGTTCCGCCAGGAAGCGGTCGATTGGTCTGGTGGTCATGTCAGGCTCCTTTGCTCTGTACCGTTGACGATAAGCCTTTATGGGTCCTCTGTAAATAGCCTATTTTCATAGTATGCTCCGGCTGCCTGTGAGACGATCTATGCCCCTGGCCAGGGTCTATCGTGCCTAGGCTAGTCACGACATACTAGAGAAGGTGCACGACCTGAACGTGGCTTCCTATTTTTGAAGGACTAAAAAATGCTTTACTTTTGGGTCCTCCTATAATATCAAGAAAGCTCAGTCAGACCAAAGGAACACCACATGCATGACCAGTCTGACGCGCAAAAGCGCGGACGACCGCCTGTGCCAATCAAGCTAAGCGAGCAAGTCAAGGTGAGCCTCAGCAAAGACCAGCTTGAGGCTCTTAGACAGGCTGCGGATACCGACGGAAAGCGGGTAGCAGCTTGGGCACGACAGGTAATCCTAAAAGAACTAGGCATCGCAGATGATTGAAAGAGTATGCACCGGTAAAGGTAGCCGGGAGTACAGGGCAGAAGGAAGCCTGAACCCCTTCGATACAATCGGCCTCGACGAAATCTGGGCCATGGTCGCGAACCCGGTTGAGCTTCCCAAGGACCAAGCGCCCTGGATCATTCCCAGTGCCTACCACCTGGCAGACGCGCGCGACTTCTCGGTCCAGCGTCATAAGGGCGAGTACAAGCTCCTCTGCTGGGACATCGATAAAGGTAACCATGACCTGCAGACCGTCGTTAACGTGGCGGAGCAGGTCGTAGGTAAAGAGACAGCGTTCGCTGTCTATAGCTCGAGCAGCAGCAAGCCTGACCAGCGCAAGTGGCGCGTACTCGTTCTTATCGAACCCAATCCCCCGCTTAACGGCTTCGGGTACAACGCCTTCCAAACGGTCTTCTTCGACCGGATGGCCGAACTGGGCGTGCGACCTGACTACGCCCTGGCGCGTTCTGCCCAATTGGTCTACCTGCCGAACCGAGGCGAGTTGTACGAGTACCACTATAACAACGGTGGCTACCTGAACCTCTCGCAGCATCCGCTGTCGTACCTCGCGGCCGCCGTTCACAAGGAAGCCTTGGCTGCTAGCAAGGTCCAAAGGTCCGACAAGCAGTTCGGACACCATAGCTACCTGGGCGCGTTCCGTCGTAAGCACGATATAACTAGCTTGCTCCATGCGTACGGCTTCCAGACGAAGAACGGGATTAACTGGATCAACCCGTATAGCGAGTCTGGCAGCTACGGCGGGTTCAAGCTCTTCGAAGACGGTGGATGGTTTAGCTCGTCGGACGGGATGATCCAGAACCACGTCGGCAAGAGCGCACAGGGCGGACGAGCCGGTGACGGCTTTGACCTGTACGTGCACTTCTCCTGTCGAGGCGACTTCAACCTGGCGATCGAATACGCGAAGCAGTGCCTGGCGGAAGAGCTTGCTAACGATCCGTTCGTGCAGCACGGTCGCGAGGTCTTCGAGAACCTATTCGTATCGGGCGAGCCAGCAGGACCCAAGGCGGTCGAGGCAGCGAACGAGGCCAGGGTCACGGCGAACAACGAAGCACTGAAGGAGTTCCACTCGACGGTGGATAAGGGCTTCACGAAGTTCACGGTCCTGGGTCCGCTCACCGGCTTCACCGAGCGTCTGGCAGACTGGATCGACAAGCACTTCATGTTCTATGACCAACCGGAAATTGCCAAAGTGGCCGCGCTCACCGCGGTAGCCGGTTTCGTCGGTCGTAAGGATAGCTTCAACGACGCGGCTCCGGTCTTCAACTGCCTGGGCCTCGGTATTACCGGTATCGGCAAGGACATTGTTGATGGCTTCCTGAACGTGCTTATTGACGACCTGTCCAGTAAGTATGACGAGTTCAAGCACAGAGAGCTTCATGTTTTCAAGCCGATGACAATGAACGAAGGCGTGCGCTCGTATAACAGGGAGATGAGTCGCAGGCTATCGACGGTCATCATTCTGCCTGAGTCGGGCATGAACAAGAACAGCAAGGCTGGCGACCGAGAGAAGGTCCAGTCGTACATCATGACGAACATCGCCGGTTCCGCTTACCGGCAGCTTCGGTTCAGCCAGCAATCCATTGGGCTCCTGGACGTCTACGGCGTTCCGCACTCGGTGTTCGAGGAGTCGACCTTCGAGGCGTACAGGGATCACCTGAACAATAACGCTCATGCGACGGGCGAAGCTGCACGGCGGCTGTTTTATCGGTTCGACGTCTCCAGGGGGAACACCTCCGGGCGCATCCGGTCAAGCGAGCTTCCTGGCTGGATACTCGATGGGTTTTACCGTCTGGCGATGGAAGGGCTCAGGGGCGAAGACGAAGCCATGCGTACGACGATAGACGATCTGCCGGCGCCAGGAACCCTGCGCAGTCCGTACGACCAGAGGAACAGGTATCAGCCAAGCCCGGAAGTCCAGGCCGCGTTCCTCAAGATGGAAGAGGAGACCATCGAAGCCCGGAAGAACAACACGGAGAACGTCGCAGATATTAGCTGGGGCCATAAGTCAGGTCGCCAAATCCTTCTGCACCGTCAGCTTGCTTTGCTCCTGGCTCGGACAGATGCCGTCGTTGATGGAACGGCCGCCGTGGTGGAGATGAGACACCTGGACGCAGCGAACCGTCTGATCATCGCGAGCCAGGCTACCGAGCTTGCCAACAGCGATAGCTTCGGGAACCCGCTGGACGAACTGGCGAAGTCGGTCCTGGAGATGATGGCGAAGTTCTTTACCAAGGAACCTAACGCGACGTACAGAAAGAACTGGGGGATCGGTCGCAATCCTGACATTTGCTTCGCGCAGCACTGGTTCCCATGGGCAATGGTGACGACCAATCCGAATATGTCGCGTAAGGCCGATAGCATAGTCAACGGCGCATATAACAAGAAACGCGTCTGGGAAGACCTGCAGAAACACGGCCAGGACCTAGGTTATTGGCAGATAGAGCTTGACAATAGGAAGGTCTATGTCATTCCTAATCTTGATAGGCTGTAATCCGTCATGAAGGGCCAACCTACTAATACTACTATCCGGGCTACTAACAAACCTACTACGCTAGAAAAGGCCCTTTTTGGTAGTAAAAACAAGGGCTTAGCCCAACCTACTAACATTACTAATAGGGGTACGGGGGGGGGCCCCGGACAGGCCCCGGGAAGAGGCCTCTCGAGCGTCATAAAACGAATAAGCGTCCGAACCCCCCGCCCCCCCCAGTGTAATGCTAGTAGGTCGTGGTAAATAAGTAAAAAAATATAATAATAATAATAACTTAGCCTATTTATATATTACTAATGAATGCTACTACAACCTACTACAAATCAAGCCCAACCTACTACAATCGAAAATCAGGGGCCTTTTGGTACTTATATGTCGGATCATGAATCGAATACGCAATGGTGGCTTTCCAAGTCTGATATTTATTGGACCCAGGCTGAACTCAGACAGTTGAAGGACGACGTACCTGATCTTGATGAGTACTGGAAAATCTTCACCCTGTACGAGGACCCGTATGAATATACGCCCGGTCTGATAAGCCAGCACCAGGTCCGACGTCTAATCTTGCTTGATAGCGTCCAGCCCGAGTGCTGGTATGACAGCAATCCGGTCGTTGCAGACAGCGGAGCTTTCGTGCCTCGATCCGCGGTGGCCGCGATCGGCAAAATGTGCATCCCGTACGGAGTTGCTGTCGTCTTCGACCAGGGCCGTCTGTCATACATCGGACGCCGCGAACCGGTTGAGATGATAAAGGAACTCATCCAGGGAATGGCCAAGCGATGCCGGTCCATGCAGAGTATCCTCCCACGGAGGCCCGGCGTGCGTCGCAAGCAACAGGTCGCTGATTGGTGGAGCGTCTTCGACCAGGAAGCCAAGTTCATCCTGGACCTGTACGCCGAAGAGCTTCGCTTCATGCCGACCAGCGTCCTGGAAGGTTATCGCCGTCGGGTGTCCCTGCTCAAACTTCAGCATGCTGTCTACCAGGTCCATCAGGGCTTCCGCAACTGGGAACCGCCAGAGGGTTCGCCCGAAGTCGTGTTGAAGCCTGTTGACGACGGTGGCCGTTTGCTGGGCGGAGTGGTCTGGCGCCTGGATACCTACGAGACCCAGGAGGGTCTAACATTTTTAGGACTGGGTTAAAATCACTATATGTACGACGTACTGGACGCCAGGTATTCTGAACCTACTCAACCAGAGGAGCCTATCATGGAAGACCAACCAGTATACCAACTGAACCTGACTGAACATGAGAGACAGGTACTTCAGGGACTCCTGGGCAAATATCTGGAGATTGATGTCCTCAGGAAGCTCTACAAGGACCTGGACCCTGACCAGTTGATTAACCTGGACCCTGAAGACTAACTAACTAGGGGGTCTGTTATGGACCCCCATCTTTTTCTGTCTTTCTTGCAAATAGTGGTTTACAGCCAGGCTCACTGGGTGTATCTTATATTTATAGCAAGGAGTACAGACCATGATGACCAAGTTCGAAAAAATCCGCCAGGCTGTTATCGACCTGGAAATCGCCGAGCGCAACGTCCGTAAGTACGAAATGACCGGCACCACCCAGCAGCAGGTTAACGCCGACGCCGACCTGATGATTGCCCGCAAGGCTCTCAGCGACGCTCGCAAAGGACGCTAAGATGATCCTCCAGTTCGATACTGCCAAAGGCTACACGGTCCACGCTGAACTCCAGCGTGGCACCGATCCACTGGACGGGACAATCGGTCTCTACGCCAACGAAATCTCGGGGCGTACACTGCGTGCGCTCCAAGCAAATCACGTCGTCGAAATCTCCGACCAGGGTGGCAACTACCTGGACATCCTGGTGGAAGACCTGGACGAAGCGAAGGTCGTGCTGGACCTCCTTGAGGCGCATGGCACCGACATGGATCAAGTTGCTGTCGAGTTCGACGGCGAGTAACTAACCTGGACCCGGGCCATTTGCGCCCGGGCCAACCACAGCAAAGGACTGACCAAATGCCCCAAGCCGGTGATATGACCTGCCGCTCCATTGGTACTCGCCAAGGTATCTACCGCCCTCAAGTCGGGTACTACTACTATAGCGAGAAGTACGACGGTATCTTCTGCGAGGTGTTCGACCTGCCCATCCCTGCCTACCGAGACCGGGCGAAGGCGGTCAAAGCAGCACGCGAGTGGATGAAGCGTCCTGGTTCCCAGGAAGCGATCATCGCTGCCAAGCAGGTCCGGTCTGGACTGGACAAGAAGCAGACCGTCCGCGACATTCTCAAGCGCGTTGAATAAGTGACAGGGGCCCGGGAGACCGGGCCTTTTCATGACGTTTACTTTTGGGTCATCCTGGCCTAGCGTAGGCCTGTAAGCAAAGGAACGGACCATGACCTATTACCACGAGACCAGGAAGGACGCCGAAGCCAAGGCAGCGCAGTTCTCCGAGCACTTCCATACCAAGGCTGAGCTTGAACCATATAACGGCTGGGTGATCGTCCTCGTGCCCAAGAGCGCTGACGTACTGAAGTGGCCCTTGGCCGACCTGCTGGATCATGCCGAGATTGAGTTCCCGACCAGGCTGAGCAAGCACCGTCGCGAGAAGGTCCGCCCACCGAAGATCGAGAAGGACAAGCCTGCCAGGAAGGCTCCGCCACCACCGCCTCCCCCGCCACCTCCGCCAAGTGGAGCGACGGTGGCCGCTCCTAAGCCTGTGGCGCCTCCGCCACCTCCTCCTAAACCACCGGTACCTGCTACATGAAGTTCTCTGTCTATTCGTGCCGTCTTACTTTCGAGCTATGCACCGAGGCCAAGCAAGCGGGGTTCCAGCATGTTTGGACCCCGCATCGTCTTGCCAGGAAGCTGCGATCGCCTAAGAACCGGTTCCCGTACGTCGAGGAAGTGTGGGAAGCCGCCGTGCCTGGCTACGTGTACGGACCGGCCAAGGACCAGGCCAGGTTCAGGAACTGGTGCCCAGCCAAGTTCAACCTGTCCCCGCTCACTGAGTTCTATGGTCCGCCTGGCTTGCCCAAGCACCTTCATACCAACTTCATTCGAGCCGCAACCGTCGATCTGGAAGACCTCCAGGATCACGACGCCGCGGTGCGAGCCCTGCACCGGCTGCTGGATGCCAGGCCTGCCCGGCCTGAGTATAGCCCAGGCGACGTCGTGGAGCTTGAGCACGCTGGCGCAGTGGTACAGGGCGTGATCCACAATTTTAAAAGTAACAACCGCGTGAGAATTAGAATTAGCCTCGGCTTTATTACTACCAATCTAAATCAGATTAAAAAAGTGGTTAATGGATAAAATTGATGAAAAATCACGGTTTACTTAAAACAGGCCCCAACCTATATTCAGTATAAGCTAATTGCACGCGGAGCGGCGATAAGGCGGATTGGACAGGTTTTGAGCCCTGTCTGCAACGCGGGGGAAAGACACTTTAGAGGAAGTCAACCAAATGGGATATGCAGAGCAGTTACTGACCGGCCGTCAGCGCAGCACGCTTTATACCGATCCTGGCGACTTTCTCATTGCCGCGGCCGATTACTTCCAGTGGTGCGAGGATCACCCCATCCTGGAAGAACAGGTCAACGTCTGGCAGGGTAGCGTCGTACGAACCGACCTCAAGAAGTGCAGGGCCTTCACCAAGACCGGCCTGGCCAATCACCTGGGTATCCCGGTCAGTCGCTTGACCACCTACAAGGAGAAAGGCGACGACTGGGCAGAGGTCATGGCGCTCATCGAGCAGGTTATCTACACCCAGAAGTTCGAGCAAGCCGCGGCTGGCACCCTGAACGCCAGCATCGTGACTCGCGACCTGGGCCTGGCAGACAAGCAGGACTTCTCCTCGTCCGACGGTACCATGGCTAGCAAGCCGACGGTCATTGAATTCGTTTCACCTGAGATTGATGAAAATGACGACGGCGACAGCTAAGGCACCGGTCAAGGTTCAAATCCAGGAGATACCGAAGATCACCCGAGCGTTCGCCAAGCCGGCGTACACTCGGGTCTTCCGCGGTGGCCGAGGCGGAGGCAAGACCCAGGCGATCGCCAAGCGGACTGCCCTGAGGATTTACCAGCTTGCCGAAGTCGGCGTCGAAGGCGTCTACCTCTCGTCGCGTGAGCACCTCAACTCGCTTGACGAAAGCTCTATGGCCGAAATCAAACAAGCTATCAAGTCTGAGCCCTTCCTGGCCGACTACTTCGAGCTTGGTGAGAAGTACGTCAGGACCAAAAACCGACGCATTTCATATGCGTTCACTGGCCTCCGTACGAACCTGGACAGCATCAAGTCCAAGTCGCGTATCGTAGGCAATTGGACGGACGAGGCCGAGAACGTCTCAGACGCAGCCTGGCGCAAGCTCATCCCGACTATCCGCTCGGAAGGACCCGAAGGCGGTGGCTGGTACGCCGAGAACCTGATTACCTACAACCCTGAGTCGGAGCACAGCGCGACGCATCAGCGGTTCGTCGCTACCCCTGACGATCATACGATCGTGACGGACATCAACTGGCGGGACAATCCCTGGTTCCCGAAAATCCTGGACATCGCGCGGCTCAACGACATGAAGCTGCGCCCGGATACATACGATCACGTCTGGGAAGGCGCGTTCCTCACTCTGACCGAAGCTCAGATCTTCCGGAACAAATACCGGGTTGACGAGTTCGAGGTCAAGGAAGGCTGGCAGGGCCCATATTACGGTATGGACTTCGGCTTCGCCAAGGACCCCACGACGGCCGTGGAATGCTGGATAAACGGGAACACCCTGTATATCCGGCGCGACTGCGGTAAGGTCGAGCTAGAGCTTGACCATACCAGCAAGTTCTTCAAGGACAGGCTGCCAGGCATTGAACGCTTCGTGACACGCGCCGACTCCGCTCGGCCTGAGTCCATCAGCTATCTCAAGCGCCATGGCCTGGCTCGCATGGAGAGCGTGAAGAAATGGCCTGGCTCGGTCGAGGACGGCATTGAGTTCATCAAGAGCTTTGACGAGGTGGTCATTCATCCCGACGCAGAAGGTACTGCCAGGGAGTTCAGGCTCTACAGCTACAAGGTCGACCGGTTGAGCGGTGACATCCTGCCCATCGTGGTGGACGATCACAACCACTATATCGACGCAATTCGATACGCCCTTGCGCCGATGATGAAGCGCTCTGGCTACAACCTCAAAGGGATTTTCTGATGCTGCATATGATCAGAGACGGGCTGGTAAACCTTGCCTCTGGCATGGGCACCATCCGGGACAAAGGCGGGCAGGGCGACTATATCCGTACGCGGATCGCACGGCATAAGCTCATCGATACCTATTACGCGTCGAGCATGGTGCGTAAGATCATCGAAATCCCGGCCGAGGACGCGGTTCGCCAGTGGCGCGAATGGCAAGCCAAAGGCTCGGACATCGACAAGATTGAGGCCCTGGAGAAGAAGCTGAACCTGAAGCAGAAAGTCTACCAGGCACGTCGCATGGCTCGCCTGCTCGGCTTCTCGGCTATCCTGATCGGTGACGGATCGAACGACCCCAGCCAGCCTATCGTTCCTGGCCTGCGTGACCTGCGCTACCTGACGGTCCTGGAGCCTAGCGACCTGGCGATCGGCGAAATCGAGCTTGATCCCATGTCGCCTTACTTCCGTCAGCCTGCATACTGGCGGTTCATGAGTGCGACCGGTGGCCACTTGAAGGTCCATCCGTCCAGGCTCGCGATCTTCCACGGTATCGCGCCGCTCTCGACGTTCAGCAGCGAGCGCTCGACGTACGACGGGGGTGAGAGCGTGCTGACCGGCATGATTGACGCAATCAAGCGCGTCGACGAGACAGCCGGCAACATCCTCAGCCTGGTCTACGAGGGCAAAGTCGATGTGATCCGCATCAAGGACTTCATGGACAACCTGCGCACACAGGGCGACGAATACACTGAGCAGATGATGAAGCGTCTGAGCCTGGCCATGTCGGCCAAGGGCAACAACGGGACGCTCATCCTCGACGCTGAAGAGGAATACGACCAGAAGCAAACCAACTTCGGCGGTCTTGGCGAGATTATCGACAAGTTCATGGTGTTGGCTTCCGCTTCTGCGGGAATGCCGATGACGCTTCTGTTCGGAACTTCGCCTGCTGGCCTCAACGCCACTGGCGAGTCCGACGTACGCAACTACTACGACCGGGTGAAGGTACAGCAGGAACTTCACATGTCCCCGGCCATGTCGTTGTTGGATGAGTGCCTAATCTGGACAGCCTTGGGCTCTCGCCCTGCCGAACTCCACTATAACTGGCGACCGCTCTGGCAAGAGAGCGCCAAGGAGAAGGCCGAGAACGCCGACAAGATCACGTCGGCGGCGCAGAAATTCCACGCGCTGGGCGGGACGAGCCCCGAAGCCATCACGGAAGCCACCACGAACGCCCTGGTCGAGGCTGGCACTTTCTCAGGCCTGGAAGCCGCGATGAAGCGGTACCCGGGAGTAGACGACGCCGACCCTGCTGAAGACGGCGCCGACATCAAGCGTCCTGGAGACGAGGAGAACGATGATGACACTGCGGTTTAACGACGCCGCCGAAATCAAGGGTGCTCGTCTCACTAACGACGGGTACCTCGTGGCCGAGGCTTTCGTAGCTCGCGAAGGCGTCCAGACTTACCTGGGCTCCGAGGTGGGAATGCCTGACCGGGAGTTTGTCCGGGTCTACCGGCCTGCGTCGGAAGTGACCGACGCGAAGAGCGTGCAGGGCTACAGCCACACGCCGATCACCATGGGTCACCCCAAGGACTTTGTCGACGCAAAGAACTGGGCCTCGCTTGCCAAGGGCGAGGTCTCCACGGAGGCTGAATGGCGTGACGGGAAGCTCAAGCTGCCTCTGATCATCAAGGACTCAGACGCGATCGCCGCGGTTCAGTCCGGTACCCGGGAGCTTTCCGCCGGCTACCTGAGCGAAATCGAGTTCACGGACGGAGTGAGTCCCTCTGGCGAGGCGTACGACGCCGTGCAAAAGAACATCCGCATCAACCACCTTGCCATTGTGGCAGCCGGTCGAGCGGGTAGCGAGTGCCGCATCGGTGATGCGGATACCTGGGGCTCAGCCCCGATCACCATGAGCAAGGAAAAGGGGGAAACCATGCCCGATGCTCTCAAGACGGTGGTGCTGGGTGACCAGGCCGCTGCAATGACCGCCGAAGCTGCGGCCACCGTGGAGGCTTTCAAGGCCGACACGACCAAGAAGCTGGCTGACGCCGAGGCTGCGCGCGAAGCTGCGGTCAAGGCGAAGGACACCGCCGAGGCTGCGCGCGACGAAGCCCTGGGCAAGGTCCTGACTGCCGACGCTCTGGACGCTCGCGTCGCAGAACGTGCCGAACTCCTGGCTCGTGCCCAGAAGCTCGCCCCTGAGGTGAAGCTGGCCGGTCTGGGCGACGAAGCGATCCGCACCGCGGTCGTCAAGGTCCGCTGCGGTGACTCCGCTGTGGAAGGTAAGAGCGCCGACTACATCGCTGCTCGGTTCGACGGTCTCGCCGAGACCAAATCGGCCGACCCGATCCGCGGCGCATTCAAAGACGCGGCTCCGCGTCAGATCAACGACGCCGACCATGGCTGGGGCCAAGTCCTCACGTCCACTGGTCTTGCCAAGAAGGGGGCTTAAGCCATGGCAATTCTGACCGACAGCAACGCTCGCAACGCCGCGTTCCTCCTCACCGAAGCCAACGACTGGCGCTCGCGTGACGAGGTGAACGTCGACGCTTCCGGTGGTGCTCTGGAAGCCGGCACGATCCTCGGCCGCGTTACCGCCTCGGGCAATTTCGTTCGTCACGCTCCTGGCGCGGCTGATGGCTCGCAAAACGCCGTGGCCATCCTGATGTTCGGCATCGGCGCCGAAACCGGCGAGCGCACCGTCATCGCGCGCGATGCCGAAGTCATCGCTTCTGCGCTGATCCACGGCGACGGAGCAACCACGCAACAGCAGACCGATGCTCTGACCGCCCTGGCGGGCGCCGGCATCATCGCCCGATAAGGAGATAACCCGACATGGCGACCATGGATATTTTTAATGACGACGCCTTCTCGGTGACGTCCCTGACCGGGATGATCTCGAAGGCGGACTACCAGCCTGGCCTGCTTGGCCAGCTTGGCATCTACGAGAAGACGCCGGTGCGCACTCGCAACGTCTTCGTCGATCGCGAAGACAGCAAGCTGCGGCTGATCAGCACTTCGGCAGACGGTGCTCCGCCCGAGCCGCTCGAGCCGACCGACCGCGACGCGGTCTCGCTGCGTACGACCCGCCTCACGAAGCGGTTCACCCTGTACGCTCACGAACTGGACGGCATCCGGGCCACCGGTTCCGAGTCGGAGCTTATGTCGGTTCAGACCGAATACGCTCGTCGCGCTGGTCGCCTTCGGGCCGACATGGAGCTTACCCACGAGTTCCACCGTCTCGGTGCCCTCCAGGGCAAGCTGCTCGACGCCGACGGCACCACGGTGATCCGCGACTACTTCGCTGAGTTCGGTGTGGCTGAGCCGGCGTCGATCGCGTTCAACCTGAACGACCCGAACTTCAACGTGCGCCAGGCTCTGGCAACGATGGTTCGCGATATGGCTCGCGGGAGCCGGGGCACTTTCACCCCGACCACCACGGTCCACGCGCTGGCGGGTGATGAGTTTTACGACAAGCTCACCATGCACCCGACGGTCGAAAAGACCTACCTGAACTGGGCGGCTGCTGCCGACCTTCGTTCCGGCGTCGCTGTGTTCAGTTCCTTCACCTACGGTGGGGTCACCTGGCACAACTACCGCGGCACGGACGACAACTCGACGGTGGCTGTGCCTTCCGACGAGGTGAAGTTCTTCCCGGTGGGCGCGCAGGACGTGTTCGTGGAAGCGATGGCTCCGCTCGAGACCCTCGACTACGTGGGTACTCCGGGCCAGGAAGTCTACATGATGAACATCCCGGACCGGGATCGGAACATGTGGACGAAGGGCGAAATCTACAGCTACCCGCTGTATATCTGCCAGCAGCCGGACGTGCTCCGCAAGGGCCACATCGGCGTCTAAGCAGCAGGCCAGGGCTGAACAGGCCCTGGCTTAACCCCGTCGAAACATGGAGAAGAAAATGGCGAAAGCTCATCTCTACACTATCAAGAACGGGAACACCCGTGGCAAGGCGTTCCGCGCTTGGGGCGGTCTGCACATCGTTCCCGCCGGCGAAGAACAGGTGGTCGGTCTGAAGGCTGAACTCACCGACGATCAGATCGATGCGTACAAGGCGCAGAACGTGAAGATCAAGGAAGGTGGCGGTCGCACCAAGGCTGTCAACAAAGACATCCTTCCGGAGGAAGACGACGAGCGCGAAGACGCCCCGGCCGGCTCGGCTACGTCGGTCAAGACTGGCGCTCCTGCGGCGCCGAAAGCCCCGGCTGGTGCTACCACCCCGGCCAAGAGCTAAGGGAAGATCATCATGGCATACGGCAGCATCGCAGCTTGGCAGACGTACGCGGGCGACCGGGGTCTGGCTCTGCCAAACGACAACCCGATCGGGCGTTCCGCACTCGAGCGCGCAAGCGACTACATCCGCTATACCTACGTGCTGCCGTATAGCCTTGACGAGACGAGCCCTCTCGTGGCCGAAGCGACGTATATCATCGCTCAGCTTGAACTGGCCACGCCTGGCATGTTCAGCAAGTTCTACTCGCTGGCCGATCGCAAGGTGCTGACCGAAGTCAAGGGCATCAAATGGACGGTGCTTCCTGGCACGAATGACCCCAGGCCTGTTGTGCCTGCCGTGGAGTTCATGCTCAAGTCGATCCGCCGTCCTGGCCGTCTTGACGCAATTAGGGTAGTGTGATGGCTGAGTACGAAAACATCCAGGCCGAGATTGCCGGAGCGCTTGACGAAGTTGGTCGCGTGCTTGGCACCGGGCCTCTGAACGGGTTCATCCTGCGCGCAGGCGTTCGCGACGACTCGACCTATCCTCCGACGCGCGGCCCCGGTCAGCGCATCCTCATTCAGTTTATGTACGACGAGCTAAACCTCGCCGACGAGGCTCAATCGCTTATCCCCGAGAGCGACATGCTCTTGCTGGTCGCAGCGACTGGGCCTGTACCGCAATCGACCGATCGCCTGGAGCTTGAAGACGGGCGTGACCATGAAGTCGTGAGAGTGAAGCCTTTCCAACCCGGTGGCCAACCTCTTTACTATACAGTGCAGGTGAAGCGATGAGCAACGCGCGGCAAGAGTTCCTGGATAAGCTCGAGGAAATCGAGCCGCGCCTACGCCGTGCATTCGAAGAAGCCGTGCGTGAGCTACAGCGAGGCGCAAAGTTCGAGGAGCTTCGTCAAGCTATTGCCAGAGAAGACGTCGAGGCTGCGTTCCGCGCCTTGAATATTGACGAGGCAGTCTGGAGCCCGTACCTGGACGAAATTCGCGCAGCCTTCAATGAAGGTGGCACATTCGAGACATCTAGCATTCCGAAATCTGCCGAGGTACTGGGTGTTATCGCTCGGTTCGACGGCAACCATCCTCGCGCGGTGGAGTTCGCCAGGGAACATGCTGCGGAACGTATCACGGGGCAAGACGGCTTTATCCAAGAAGCTAGGCGTCTTGTTCGTCAGGTGATCGTTGACGCTGCTGAAGAGAACCGGCCACCGCGCGAGACTGCCCTGGACATTATCGGGCGCAGACAACCGAACGGCGAGCGAGCGCCTGGCTTGCTAGGCCTAAGCACGAACCAAGAGCAGTACGTCGCGAGTATGCGTCGAGCGCTCCAGACGCCCGAGGGTATGCGTGATTACCTGACAAACCGGTGGAAGCGACGTGACCGTCGGTTCGAGCCTCTCATCCGGCGTGCTCTGAGAGACGAGCGCGTGCTGACGCTGACCGAGCTTAACAAGATCACCGGCGCGTACACTCAGCGTTTGCTGAAGCTTCGCGGCGAGACGATTGCCAGGACCGAGAGCCTGGGCGCCATGAACGCCGGCAGGTACGAGGGCGTACGACAAATGCTCGAGAAGAACGGTTTGCCGAACGACGCTGTGACGATGGTCTGGCAGTCTACCCCGTCGAAGCGGACGCGGGACACGCATATGGCCATGAACAACCAGGAGGTTCCTTTCGGTACCCCCTTCACGACGTTCAAACACCACCAGCTTTATTACCCTGGCGACACGAAGCTAGGCGCTCCGCCGGAGGAAATCATCAACTGCCGGTGCACAGCCCGGTCGAAGATCGACTTCACGAGGATGAGACGTGGGTAAGTTCTACGAAGGGATCAAAAATAGCAACGAACGCGCCAAGCGTGATATGCACCTGATCTACCTGGACGCCGTTCAGACGACGTTTGAACAGGCTACCCGACGCCAGGCGAGCGTCAAGGAGTATATCGGACCCTTCGAGGTAGGCAAGGTCCCGGTCGATACAGGCTTCCTGATCGGTACGTCGGAGTTCAGGATCAACGGCGCCGTGACCAGCAAAGGGGTTGAGGCCGGCAAACAGTCCACGCCCCCTGACTTCGCTACCGCCCTGCTCAGCACCGACCTGGACGACGCGGTATCCATCGTGTTCACCGCGCCGTACGCCAGGAGGATCGAATATGGGTTCTACGGCACGGACAGCAAAGGCAGAAGCTACAGCCAGGCGGGTCGCCTGTACCTCACCACGGCGGCTGCAAATTGGGGTGACAATGTAAACGCGGCTATCGCGAAATTCAAGTGAGACGAACGATGGACGCTATTGACATTCAGAACGCGATCATCACAAGGGTCAGGGACATCGAAGGTCGACCTGCGTTGATCTATGACAATGAAGACGCCGAGGGCGTGTCACTGCCCCGTTGGTCAATTCAGAAGGCATCGTCGACGGCTCGTGGCGTGTTCATAAATAAGTCGGTCACAGAGACGGACGCAGAAGTAATGGTCAGGGTCGAGACGCAAAGCGGTGATTTCGACGGCGAGATGAACCAGCTAGTAAAATTGCTGCTTGCCGCGTTCCCTGTCAACTCGAGATTTTCGGGAGTAAGGATCATCACACCCCCGAAAGTACAGGCACCTTACCAAACAGGCGCCTCTTACGCGGTCCCGGTAATCATCAGGGGCCGCGGCTACTAACCGCCCGTTTGGGCACAACTTGCCATAGGAGATTATAATGGCTGACGTCTATCCCGTCGCGGGCGCCAAGTTCTACATCGGCCCCGTCACTGCAACCAAGAAAGCCGACTTCGTGGCCGCCGACTTCACCGGCATTATTGCCAGCGACTGGGACGAAGTTGACGGCTGGGAAAACGCCGGCGCGTACGGTGACGCAGCTGCCGTCATCACCTCGCAGCTTATCAACCGTAAGCGCGACACGAAGCAGAAAGGTACGCGCAATGCGGGCCAGATGCCGAACCAGTTCGTGGATATGCCGGCTGACCCCGGTCAGATCGCCATGGCCCTGGCCGAGAAGTCGAGCAACAACTACGCCTTCCGTATCGTCTACGATGACGACGCAAACACGACTCATTACTTTGTGGGCCTGGTAATGTCGTGGTCGAACGCGCTGGGTGGCGCGAATGACCGTCGTCTTCGTGACGCTTCCATCGAAATCAACTCGAACATCGTCGAGGCGTAAGATGGAAGCAGCCGCGCTCAAGTCCACCTCGGACGCAATTGAGGCCGGCGAGTGGGTCGACGATCTTCCTAACCTGGGAGACGTCGGCCTGCGCATTCGCTCGGTCCAATCGTACACTGTCAAGCGTGCGATGGGCCGGGCAATGCGTAACGTCCCTAAAGAAGGGCGTGACGGCTCCGGTAAAATACTGCCTGAAGTGCAGGATGAAATTGATTATCAGATTGCTCTTGACTACCTGCTGGTAGACTGGCGCAACCTGACCCAGGACGGTGAGCCTTTGCCTTACAGCAAGGAGCTTGCTGCCGAATGGCTTAAGCTGCCTATCTTTGCTGAAGCCGTACAAGTTGCTATTCGTCGTGCATCGCTCCAGGCATCCAAGCACTTGGAGGAACTGAAGGGAAACTAGTGCGCGCCGTCGAAATGTCTGTTTCGGGCGGCGCGATCGAAGACCTAATGCCTGGCGCAACGGATTGGCTCGAAGAATTCTTCGAGCTTACAAACGACAGGTCAGTTTCAGTGTCAATGTCTGGCATGTATATTGGCGCGATACCTGCGTCCTCGATTAGCCGGGTATCGGCTAATTACCCCGGAGAAGAAGAGGCTTTTACGGAATGTATGCGAGCAATGGATGCGGCCTACTTGGCTTATGTTCGCGCTCCGGCAAAAGACAAGTCGCAATTTAAGGTTAACCGCTCACGTACATTTGGGCCGGACCTTATGAAGGCCGCAGGAAGGTAACAGCATGGCTGACGCGCACGAGCTTGGTCTAACCGCCCGGGCTACTGGCTTCAAAGAAGCCGCCAAGGATATGGACGACCTGACGATTGCGGCCAAGAAGGTCGAGAACGCGTCGGCAGGTGTAGAAAAGGCGACCAAGAAAACGACGCCGGCCGTGAAAGAGACCGGCAAAGCCGTCGAAGAAACTGGGAACAAAGCCGGCAAAGCCAAGCCCAAGGTTGACGGGTTCGGCGAGGCTACCGAACGCGCAGGTAAGCGGTCTGGCAAGGCCAAGCCGCAAGTCGACGGCATGGGCAAGAGCACCAAGCAGACCGGCGATCAGGCCCAGGTAGCTGCTCCCAAGGTCGATGCGTTCGGCGAGGCCGCGCAGCGTTCGGCTACTCGTGCCAAAAGCGCGAGCACGCAGATGCGGCTGGCGAGTATGCAAATCTCGCAGATCGCTCAGCAGACCACGGCCGGTACGTCGTTCATGCAGGCGTTTGCTATCCAGCTTCCTGACCTCATGCTGGGCTTCGGCACCCTGGGTATCCTTGCCGGTGCTGCGGTAGGTCCGCTTCTGGCGGTCGGCGCAGCTATGGTCAGCGGTGCCAAAGATGCCGAAGAGATGGAGACCAAGCTGAACGACCTGATCGATGCAATCGATCGTGTGTCGAGCGCTCGCTCTGGTTCCACGACGTCGCTCACTGGCCTTGCCGGTGACTACGGAAGCCGAGCCGCGAACGCGCAGAACCTCCTGGCGATCGAAACCGAGATTGCCCGCGTCGTTGCTCAGCGCGCACTCACGGCGGCTTCAGGCTCGGTAGCAGGGTCCTTCGGCGGTATCGCCGAAGAGACCGGCAGCGACGTGCAGGCCATGCTCAAAGCGCTGATTAGCCTTGAAGAGGGATACGACGATGCGCTGGACATCATCTATAACCCGAGCCGCGCTGTTGGCGATAACCCTGTCATTCAGCAGCTTGCTGAAGACATGGGCGTGGCGGCGGACAAAGCGGTAGCTAAGCTCAGCCGGTTCCGCAACAACCTGATCGAACTCCAGAACAAGCTGGATGTTACTCCCGACCAAGCGGATCGCTTGGCCGATGCACTCGCACGTATGGGCACTGCCGAAGGAGTAGAGGCGCAAGTCTCCGCTGCCGAGGACCTGTCTGTCGCTATCTTCGAAGCCACCGGTGGTCTCGAGGGAATGGACGATGCGACGCTCGACCTGTACCAATCGCTCCTGGAAGTAGCCAAGCAGGGCCAGAAACTCGCGGGCCTGGATATGTCTGCGCCTATGGCTGCTGTGGACGCGTACGCCAAACGCACGGCGCAGCTTAACGACCTACTGAACGAGCGTGCGCTTGCTGAGGAAGCTCTGGCTACTGCCATGGCCGAGAACAACACGCACGAAATCGAACGGGCCGAACAGGCTATCGACGCGATCGATAAAGAGGCCGAGAGCATCACCGACGCGACAGGTCGCCTGGAAGATATGAACAGTACGCTCGACGTGCTGGAAAAAGCCATGGCTAGCGCCGAGTTCGATAACGAAGGCGAGCTTCGCCAGGCAGCCAAAGAAGCTCGTGAGCAACTTAAGGCTGCAGCGGATAACGCCGACAACCTTAGCGACGCAGACCTGACCGCGCTGGAAGCTAGCATGCGGGCCCTAGCGTCCTTTGCTCAGGTCATGTCTGGCGGACTGGCCAGCAGCGTCGAGAGCCTGGGTCAAGGCGCCACCATCAGCCAGATGATGCAGGGCTACGGTAACGCCTACCGGAGTATGGAGTACTCGCGGCAGAACCCGGACCTGGCCTTTGACCAGCGTACGCGCGACGCAGCAGGTCGAGGCATCCTGGACCTGATTGCGGCTGCCGAAGGTACCGACGCAGGAGACGGCTATAACGAGACCCTGGGCTACGGGGCATACACCGGCGGCGACGTCGACTTGGTGAATATGACGCTTCGCCAGGTATACGAGCTTCAGCAGCGCATGCTTGCGCACCCGGACAACTCGTATAATTCGAGCGCTGCAGGCCGGTACCAGATCGTTGGGCAGACGCTCAAGGACCTTGTGGATAATGGCAACCTTGGTCTGGACTGGGATCGAGATACCTTTAACTCATCTACCCAGGACCGGATGGCGCAGGCTCTTCTCCGTCGTCGTCAAGGCCAAGGGTACACCGGCATGGTCAATGAGTGGCAGGGCCTGGGTCGTGTTGACCCGAGCTTGGTCACGACGGCTATGCAGAACAGCGAACTTCCGGCGTTCGACGCGGCCGGTGAGCGCGCGATGGAAGCCGCAGCCCGTGAAGCCGAGACCTTGGCTCGAGCACGCGAGCAACTGATGAACCAGTATCAGGGCATGGTTGCCGGCGTCGACGCGGTGGCCGCCGTGGAGCTTAAGTACAAGGATGCCCTGGACCTCGTGAACGAAGCCGAGCAGGCTAACCTAATCACCGCCGAGGAAGCAGCCCTGCGGCGCACGCAGGCAGCCGTACAGCGCGATGAGGGCCTAGCCAAGGTGAAGGAGGAGGCCCAGGCGACCAGGGAGACGTACGAGAGCCTCATGGCCTCTCTGGACCCCCTCACCGCGGCTACCCTGGACTATCGCGACGCATTGGCCGTAGTGGATGAAGCTCTGAAGGCGGGTACCATTTCGGAAGAGGAAGCTCAGCTTGCGCGAGAAGCCGCTAAGCGCGCGCTTGACGAGACGATTGAAAAGATCGACGAGATGGGCAAGGCTGGACGTCGTGGGGCCCAGGCCCTGAGCGATATGTTCATCAGCATCCTGGACGGAAGCTCGTCTGGCAAGGAAGCGCTTGCCTCCCTGCTGGAGCAGATCGCTAAGGTACAAATCGCCAAAGCCATGATCGGCCTATCGGAAATGGGCGGAGCAACAGGCGGGTTCTTCTCGGCACTTGGCGAGATGCTCACTATGCCTAGCGCAGACGGCGGTGGCTGGACTGGTAACGGCGCCAGGGCCGGGGGTCTGGACGGTAAAGGCGGGTTTCCTGTTATGGTGCACCCGCGCGAGCAGATTATTGACACGACGAAGCCAGGTCAGCAGATGGGCGGAAGCCAGGTCGTGGACGTTCGCGTCGGTATCGACGGAGACGGCAACATTGGCGCCTTTGTAGATCGCAGGGCGAACCAGGCTGCTCAGCAGCGTGTGAGCGAGTATAACCAGGGTTTTGGCTCGCGCTTGCGCCAGCATAAAAACGACGTAAGGAAGCGTTAAAATGGCCGTCACTTTTCCAATCAGTGCCGATGACTTCTTCAAGGCGCTGCCAGTCACCGATATGACTTTCACGCTTACCGATCAACGAGCCTCTGCATCCACACGCAGAGGTGAGTTGATTATCTCCGACAGTGGAGACCAGCTTTGGGAAGGAACGGTCACACTTGACATCCAGGACTCAATAGAACTTGAGCGGGTCTACGCTTTTGCTGAATTGCTTAAGCTACCTGAAGCGTCGTTCATGGCTGCGCCTATTCACGTTTCTCGGTCGTTCCCTGGCTCCACCCCAAAACTATCCGCAGTCAGGAACGGAAATGAGATTAAGATTAATGGGCTGGCACTGGGCACCGTAATTGAGCCCGGTTCTTTTCTGTCATTTCAATACGGGTCAAATCCGGTTAGGCACGGCCTTCATCAAGTTGTTGCTTTTGACGACGAGACTATTGGTGTTTCGGGCGAAACAACTTATTTGCGTGTTGTCCCCAATGTGGCTCCAGGCTATACTCTTAATAACGCAGTGAAACTAGCCAATCCTGAATGTAAAGCGATCATGGAGCCTAATAGCCTGGCACCTGTTTCGTTTACCGGCGAAAAGGGTAACGCTTGGTCGTTTAGGTGGAGACAGACAAAACGATGAACTGGGGTGCTTCAGCCATTTCTTTCCTCGCAGCGGGTGGACCGATTTCGGTCCGCTCGCTTATCTATTTTCAGCCTAAACAATTTGGCACTACAATCCTTGAGCCGTTCGGGTTCTGGACAGGCGGAGACCATAGGACATTTGTCGTTAACGGTGAAAGCCGCTTGTACTACGGGGCCCAGGGTCAGCTAGCTATCCCGGCCACCGTTGAAGAGGGTGGCACGACAATCCAGAACTTCAGCCCGTCAATGCTCATCCCACCGGAGGCCGAGACAATGGCCAGGGGATACGACCTGACCAACTGCCCGGTTGAAGTGCACTGCGCGCTGTTCAACCCGGTCGGGAACGCCTTGGTAGAGATTGCTAGCCAGTTCAAAGGGTATATTGATACGTACCTGATCACGTCGGGAGCCGAAGGTAATCCGTCCCGTATCGACTTTGACATCAAGAGCAGTGCACGGCGTGGAACCAAATCCTCCAGTGCTCACAAGTCTCACCAAAGCCATAAGCTCAGGGACGCCAACGATGAATTCCGTAAATACTCCGACCTTGGAAACGCGATGGCCGATACGTGGGCGTACGCGGATTGAGCGTAGCCAGGGCTGGGAGAACCGGCTGGTTGACTACATCGGTTCGGTACGCGGCAAGCGCTTTCGCTGGGGTGAACTGGACTGCGGAGGGTTCGCGCTTGGCGCCGTCAAGGCAATAACTGGTGAAGACTACCATGAACCAGTGAAGCCGTATCGGTCCATGATCGAACTGCTCGACCGGCTAGAAGCCTTGGGCTACGACGGACACGAGAGCTACATCGCAGGCATCTTCCCAGAGACGCCTGTCGTGCTGGCCCTGCCTGGCGATATAGCCCTCACTCCCGACGGTGCACTGGGTATCTTCCAGGGCGCGTCTCTATATCAAATGTCACCGACCGGACTGGGGCTTACGCCTCGCTCTGCTGCCGTTAGGGCCTTTATCGTATGAAACTGACCGTCGCGCTCTTGGCCCTGGCCTTCTCGCTTCATGCAACCGCTGCGGATGCAATCCCTGCGGCTTTTGTCATCACCCAGCTAGGCATCACTGGCGCACTTGCGACGGCGGCCACATACGCTGCTGTGGGCCTGGCGAACTACGGCTTGTCCAGGCTGCTGTCCAGTACGATCGCAGGCGAAGCGTCGAACCCAGGCATCAAGACCAAGGTCCGCACCGAAGGTGGCACGGTTGGTCAGAACCTCGTGCTTGGTCGAACGGCTCTGGCCGGCAACCTGACTGCGCCCATGTACGCCTACGGTGACAGCGGCAAGTACGAGAACAGCGATCGCTGGACGATCCTGGACCTCGCCGACAAGCCCATCACCGACGTGACGGCTATCTGGGTGGACGGTACCAAGCTCGAGCCTGCGGACTTCGACGCGGCATGGGATACGGCGGCAAACGCCGGTAAAGGCGCCAAGGTTATAGCCGGCAAGTACGCTGAGCAGGGAGACAGCCTGTACTTCCGCCTGTTCAAGGGTAAGCAGACGACGGCAGCCGTGGGTCTAACCGATCGCTTCTCTACACATTCCAAGCGTCCCTGGACGTCGGCGATGATCGGCAAAGGCGTGGCTTACGGCCATTTCCTTTTTGAATACGACCCCGACGTTTATCGCGGCGAGCCTGAGGTTCTGTTCGAGGTCAAAGGCTCCGCCCTGTATGATCCTCGCAAAGACAGCACGCGCGGGGGCGCAGGCACGCACAGACTGAACAACGAGAGCACCTGGGAGTATACCGAGAACCCGAAGGTCATCCAGTATAATATCTTCCTGGGTATTCCTATGCCTGATGGGACGACGTTTGGCCTGGACGTAGACCCGGACGACTTGCCGCTCGACTACTGGGTCGCGGATATGAATAAGTGCGACGAGGACGTAAACGGTGAGCCCCGCTACACTGCAGGTGTCAACGTACGTATTGGTCTGCCTGAGTACGGCGGAACCACGCCTCTCGACATCATTGATAAGCTTGACGCAGCTTGCGACGGTGAAGTGGCCGACGTGGGTGGTGTCTGGTACACGCGCTGCGGTGGCCCTGGTCTGCCCGTCCTGGACATTGAAGACGGCGACCTGATCCGCAATGAAGATAACGACCTGCGTCCGTTCCCTGAAGCGACCGAGCGTTTCACCGGGGTTCGCACCGTCTTCAAGAACCCAAACAAGCAGTGGAACGATACCGAGTCGCCACTTCGCACGGACCAGGCCGCGCTCGACCAGGAAGGCGAGCCTCGCATCGCCAAGCTGAACCTCGAAGCCGTATTCTCGCGCAAGCAAGCTCAGCGCTTGGGCCGGGGTCTGCTCAAGGACTCCATGCGTCGTCGTGTTCATCGCCTGGTGCTTGGCCCGCACGCCAGCCACCTGAAGCCTTTCCAGGTTATCCGCTGGAACTCCGACGAGAACGGATACGTCGGTAAGACGTTCATGATCGAGAAGAAGTCGGTCGACCCATTGACGCTTACCACGACGCTTGTGATCCGTGAGCGGGATAACTCCGACTATGCCTGGAGCCCGACCGATGAGCTTCCTGAAGCCGCTGTGGATAGCACCAAGCGCAACCTGTCCCTGGGCCCAATTCCTGGCGCAGCGTTCGAGCAATTTCGGGTAAAGGACGGTAGCGGTAAAGATCGTCGCTCGGCTATTCGCGCCAAATGGACGGTTCCGCTCAAAGGCATTCGCACGCTGCAAATCAAGGTTCGTAACGTCGCCACAGGTGAGCTTGTCTACCGCGGTACGACGCAGGACCTGGAAGAAGGCGCTCACGAGATCACCGGCGGCATCGTTCCTGGCGTTGCGTATGAAGGCGCCATGCGTGGCCTCCGTCGCAAGACCGCTTGGACCGCGTGGCTTCCTGTCACGGCCCCCGACGTCAAGCTAAAGAAGGAGGACATTGGCGACGGCGAGATCACCGACGAGAAAATTCTGGGCATGTCGGTGTCCAAGTTCCAAGGGCTTATCCAAGACGCCCAAATGGCTGGCATCTCCGCGTCCAAGCTCCAAGGGCTTGTCCAGTCGGCGCAGGTCAACACGCTCGATGCCGTCAAGCTGATCGGCAGCATTCCCAAAGAGCGGATCACCGCCGTCCCGGTCGGGAGCCTCGACGGGCAAATCGCTGACGCCAACATCGCGGGCTTGTCCGCCTCCAAGCTCGCGGGTCTGATCGCGGACACGCAAATCCAGACGCTATCGGCCTCCAAACTCTCCGGCCTCGTCCAGTCGGCGCAAATCAATACGGTTGACGCACAGAAGCTATTCGGCACCGTGGCGGAGGCCCGCATCGCGTCGGTCAACGCCACCAAGATCGCCGGGCAGATTACAGGCGTCCAGATCGGGCCAAACGCTGTCACAGCCGAAAAGATCGCCGGGCGCACGATCACCGCAGCGCAGATCGCCACAGGGACGCTCTCTGCTAACGAGATTGCGGCAGGCGCTATCGGTGCCGACCAGATCGCGGCAGACGCTATCTCCGCTCGCCACATGGTCATGGGCAGCAACGGCGATGTCCTCAACCTCGCGTTTGGCTACCCCATTGAGCTAGACGATTGGTACAACCATTCCGGAGCGGGCGAGCTTGAGGTCCGGACGACGACGAACGCATCCGTAGGCGGAGCGGTCCTCAAGGTGGGCAATCGCTCTGGCGATGACCAAGCGTGGATGCACTACAAGCGCCTCTACCCTTATGACCCGAAGAAGCTCTATCGGGTGACCGTCCGCGTCTATAAGGCAGCCACTGATCCGGGCACGGTATACTTCGGATTTGACGGGTTTGACGAGGCCAAGAACCGCTGCAACACCGGGGGCACCTCCTCATGGTCGTCGCAGCACTACTTCGTGGCCTCTGGGCAAAGTCCGAGCGGCTGGGTCGAGTACGTCGGGTATGTCAAGGGCTACGGCGGAGGCCGCGAGGGAGTGTCTACCAACTCCATCGACAATCCCTCCACGATGCACGCGAATGTCCGCTACTTCGCGCCAATGTTCATCGCAAACTACTCCAACCAACCCGGAATTGTGGAAATTGACTTCTTTAAGGTTGAGGAGGTCATCCCCGGCGAGTTGATCGTCAACGGCGCAATCACCGGCGAGAAGATCGTCGGGCGTACCATCGACGCGGGCAAGATCGCCACCGGTACCTTGACGGCTACCGAAATCAAAGGCCGGGCGATCACGGCAGCGACCATCGCCACCAACGCGATCACCTCCAATGAGATCGCGGTCCGGACCATCGTTGCGGGCAATCTCGTCGCGGGGACAATCACCGCCTACGAGATCAAAGGCCGCGCGATCACCGCGAACGAAATTGCCACAGGCACTCTTACGGCGAACGAGATTAAGGCCGGGGCTATCGGTGCGGACCAGATCGCGGCGAACGCCATTGCGGCGAAACACCTCCTGATCGGGGATTTCGTCAACTACGCCGCCGGGTCTGATTTTGAGACCCAAGAGGAGGTGCCGTGGGCCGGGATGAATGGGGACGTCTACACTTCCTCCACCCGACCGAAAAACGGCTCGCGATCGCTCCGGGCAAACCCGACTCACACGTCGCTGCGGCTAGAGCGAAAAGTCTCCGTGGCCCCCGGAGAGGTCATCTACGCGGCGTTCTGGTGCTATACCTCCGGCTTCAACGGTGATAGCGGAACGAACAAACTGCGTTTCGGGGATGCAGGCAATAGCTACGTCTCCGCACTTGACTACCGGGATTCCAATAACACTTGGACCCGGCGGGAAACCTCCTTTACGGTCCCGGCAGGCGTCACGTCGCTGACAATTGACCTCAGCTTTAACTTCACCTCGGGCAATGTGTGGATCGACGACATCGTCATCCGCAAGAAACTCAGTGGCGAACTCATCGTCGACGGCGCAATCCGGGGCAACCACATTGAGGCGAACTCCATCTCCTCGACCGAGATCAAGTCGCGGACGATCACCGCTGGCAATATTGTTTCGGGGACAATCACAGCGAACGAACTCGGCGCAAGCTCTGTCACCGCTGACAAAATCCTCGCGGGCGCGGTCACGGCGGCTAAGATCAACGTCAACAACCTTTCGGCCATCAGCGCCGACCTCGGTAGTATCAAGGTCGATGGGGCGCATATCGAGAACCTCACAGTTGACACCGCGCATATTAAGGCGCTGTCGGTCGGAACCGATAAGATCAAGGACCGCGATGTAAGCAATTATGCGACGTCCTACCTATCAGGGACAAAGACCCTCAGCGGAACCACACAGGTCAATACCCTAAGCTTCAAGGCGGTCCACGATAACAAGGTGCATATCCACGTCAATATCGAATTGGACGTGGCCTCAAGTAACCAATATGCGCTGATTATTAGGCGCGACGGAAACATTATCTATTCCGCCGCGACCTATTGGGAAGAGACGCAAGGAAACGGCGGGGGCCTTATGTCCTCCTCATTCGTAGCCGACGCCACGATAGGGACAAACCATACTTGGAGCGTCGATATTGGCTCCTCATCCGAGGGGTCCGCCAGCAACCGATTTATGAGTGTAACGGAATTGAAGAAATGATTGAAACGCACACAAGCTTTATCGTCACCGCTCCCGGAGAGGCGGTCGGACCGGCAGTGCCCATTGAGGCGTATCAGTCCGGTGTCGTCGAGGATATCAACCTCCCGGAGGACCGGGATTGGCAACCGGCGGCGGGGTGGACCCACGACATCCGGCGTTCCGGAGACGAATGGAACTCCTCCTATTATGACGCCGACGAAAACCTGATAAAGCCTCGACCGGAGTTGCCGGGCCTGCCCACCGAAGGCCCTGCCCCTCTCACACTGGACCTCAGCCCTCTGCCGGAGGGCACCACGCTTACCCTGACAAATGAGGCGGGCGACGCAATGACCTTAAGCCTTCCGCTGACCGAACCGCTAACCCTCACCGACCCCGGAGCCTATCGGGCGCGCATTGCACCGCCGTTCCCTTGGCTTCCCAGCACTCAGGAGATTACCGTTGCCTAGTTTTGGCCAGAACCATGACGCGGGGCGGGCCATCGCCCTCAAGGCGCTTGCGGACTTTTTGGACCGCGCCACTGGAGCCCTCACCGCCGGGGTGCCCCTGAGCGAGCAGCTATCTTGGGCGCCTAAGGAAGAGTCCGCCAAGCGGTACCTCGACGGTACGCATGGCCCTGACGACCTGGCCATGCTCGAGGGCGAGGCTGAAGAGACTGGTGAGACCCTGGAGGAATTGGCGCAGCGTGTACTTGCTAAAGCAGACGCCAATCGTCGGGCGGTGTCTAAGCTGACCGGAATACGTCGTAAGGCCGAGGCTGATATTCACGCCTCGAACAATAGAGATACCGCCCAGTCCGTGCTAGACACGGCTAAGGCTCAATGGTATCAATTCATATCCCAGCTTGGAGCATAAAATGGTTATTACTCGCGTAGTAGACGATCTTGACAGCAACGCCCGCAATTGGCCTGGCTATATCCTCATTAAGCGGGGGATCAAACATTCAGCCGCCGTGTGGGCCCAGGAGTTCTATGAAGCGCAGCTAAAGCTCAATCCGGTCAATACACTAAAAGTTGTGTTCTCCAGTGACTTTAGGCGCGATATGGAGATAATGGGGCACGAGATTGAAGTGCAGGCCGCAGTGGCCATATACGACGTTAATGAGGAAGTCTACAGATCAAAGGAGGCAAGAGACCTTACCCGGTACGATGAATTCCGTGATAAGAAAATGACGCGCGAGCAGGTCTACGCCCTAATGGAAAACGTGAGGCTTGAAGCACGTAAGTTTGTCAAGCAGAACATGAAAGAAATTAGGCAGCATGATTATCCAGCCGGATGATTACCCTTACGACTGGTACGGCTGGTTAACTAACCAGTGTGGTCATGCGTTAATTGGCGTCGTGTCGTTAGGCGTGATGTGGTTTAGCAATATTGATCCGCTGGTCGCCGTTCCTGCGATTGTCATTTTCTACTTCTTCATCGTAGAGTCTTGTTTGCAAGGATTGGACAAGCCATGGGACTCTTTAACGGATACCTGGTTTGTCTTCTTGGGGTCATTAGTATCCTCGTCGTTGATTACCTACAACGCAAAAATGTTTTTTGGATCAGCCATGGTTCTGGGCATCTCTTTTGCTGTAGGTTGCTTGAGGAGAAGCAAATGACGTTTAAGATAAGGTTCAAAGATCGCGTCTTTGAATGGTGGCTTGCATCTGGCACAGCAGGGTTTGGCTGGTTCGTCATTATGCCTCCTCCCAGTATGGACTCACCCGCGTACTCGCAACTCGTCGAATGGTTTAGCGAGGCGTACTGGGGCTTCTTCTTTCTCGCCACAGGTATCCTGCACCTCACAGCTTTGGTAATCAACGGCCGCCGTTGGTGGACGCCAATTGTTCGGTCATTTACGACGGCGCTCAATACCTTCGCGTACGTCTTCCTGGCCTTCGGCTTTTTCCAGACAGACCCATGGTCTACTGCGGTTTTCTCTTACGCCCCTATGATTGGAAGCGCAGCCCTTATATGCTTCTTTAGGGCCATGAAAGATACGCGCCACGCAATAGTCAATAGACAGCGTGGACACGTTAGAAAGGGGGCAGTGGAATGAGTGGTGGCGAAATGTCTGCCGAACAGGTAATCGGCATTATCGCAGGCCTCACCGCTTTGATCGGGGTAATCGGCAAGCTTGCCTGGAACGTCGCTAAAAAAGAAGAGGCGCCAGGTATCAGGCTCATGTCCTACGAAGAACTGGACCGAGAGCTAGACGACACGAAGGGTCTTCTACGCCAGCAGCATCAAGAGATGCGGATAAACGATCAAGGAATGAGGGACAGGCTAGTAGCTATTGAGACCAAGATTGACTCGATCTTGCGACGTCTCAACTAGGAGAACAGCATGGACTATGACGTAAAAGAAGTGCAAGGAATGCTAAAAGACCAGGGCTTCGATCCTGGGCCCGTCGACGGCATCTGGGGTCCTCGGACCGCAGCGGCCGTTATTGCGTTTAAGCGCTCCATTGGTTTTCGGCCCCGCGATTACGTCGGTCCGCTTACCTATGCCGCGCTGAAAGAGGGTAGCCTTCCCGACACGCACATTACCAATGTCAAGCTGCCTTGGCTTGTCGAAGGCTACAAGGCTATGGGCTGGCACGAGCGCTATGACAGCAGCGCCTTGACCGGATGGCTCCGCAGCGACAATCACTTCCTGGGTGATCCTGCGCAGCTTCCATGGTGCGGTGACTTCGTAGACACGGCTTTGCGCCTGGCGCTTCCCGACGAACCACGCCCAGGCCCGCTTGGTAAGAACCCGTACTGGGCCCTGAACTGGCGTCACTTCGGCATCCCGTGCAAGCCTATCATTGGTGCCGTCTGCAGCGTGTCTCGCCCAGGCGGAGGCCACGTCGGCTTCCTGGTTGGCCAGGACGACAAGCGCTACTACCTCCTCGGAGGCAACCAATCTAACCGAGTGTCGGTCGCTCCCCTGGATAAGACCAGGTTCGTTAAGGAGTCGTTCCGCTTCCCGTCTACCTACCTTATGGACAAGGTTGCGGGCGTTCCCTGGATGACCTCCGACGAGGCATCCTCAATCAACGAAGCATAGGAGAAGGCCATGCTTGACTTTCTGAACCAGCTACTCAGCGACGAGGCCTTCATCGGCGGCGTTGTATCCATCGTCGGTACGATCGTGTCGTTGGCTGCGGCTTGGGCTGCGGCTACCTTCAAGAAGAAGACCGGCATCGAAATCGATGAGAAGCACCTGCGTGCTTTTCATGAGGCTATCAAGACCGGTGTCGAGAGCGCCATGCGCCACGACGTCAATGCCTCCGTGAGCACTGTGCGTGCACACGTCGTGCAGCACCTCAAAGAGAGCGTGCCCGAAGCGCTCACCCGCCTGACGCCTGGCGACGGTGTGATCGACCGCCTCATCGAGCGCTACTCTGTCCAGATGCTCAACAAGCTCGCTGCTGAGCCCAAGTAATCAAACTGCCACTGAAAGGAAAACACAATGGCACTTCAAGCTTCCACGGCCGTCCGCAATGCCATGCTGGACGCTATCGAAACGACTATCGGTGCATCTCCTGTTCTGGAGATCCGCTCAGGCGCGGTCCCGGCCAATGCTGGCGCAGCTGACTCTGGCAGCCTTCTGGCATCCATGACTCTGCCAGCCGACTGGATGGCCGCTGCCGCGAACGGCTCCAAGGCTCTCTCTGGCACTTGGTCCGATGCTGCCGCCGATGCG